CCCCATGAGCCCACGTTATGCGACTGTTAACCCAGCCGCCAACGCCGGTTTGGTCGAGGGCTTGAAAGGTCTGTTTAACCCAACTGGTACTATCAGCCGTCAGTTCAAGAACGGTATGATGGGTGAAGGCGTATTGGGCTTAGACGAGATCAATATGTCGCAGTCGATTGTTCAGCACACAACCGGTGTTACACCAACTGCCCCAATCGTGGCAACTGCTGTGGCTACCCAAGGTGCAACATCGCTTGACATCAGCTTCACAAGCGGCTCACCCACGTTCAAGATTGGTGACGTGTTCACTATCGCTGGCGTGTTTGCAGTCAACCCACAAACCCGTCAAACAACTGGTTCGCTGCAACAGTTTGTCGTAACTGCTGACGTAACTGTTTCGTCAACAACTACCGCAACTCTGTCAGTTCAACCACCTATGTTTACTTCAGCTAACGCCTTGGCTACTATCAGCGCGTTCCCAGCAGCTAGCGCTGTGCTGACGTTCTTGGGTGGATCGGCTACAGCGTACCCGCAAAACTTGATCTATCACAAAGATGCGATCACGTTAGCGACTGCTGACTTGCTGTTGCCACAGGGTGTGGACATGGCTTCACGCCAAGTGCATAACGGTATTTCGTTGCGTATCGTACGTCAGTACGACATCAACAACGACCGTATGCCTTGCCGTATTGACGTGTTGTACGGCTTTAACGCGGTTCGTCCGGTCACAGCCGTTCGTCTGTGGGGCTAAAGAGAGTGGGGGCGCAAGCCCCCTCTTCTAAACTTTTCAAAGGAATTTAATCATGGCACTTCCAAATGGCGCAGGCGGATATCAATTCGGTGACGGTAACGAAACCGAAATTAACATGGTCACGCAAGTGACTCCTACAGCTAAAACAGCCGCAGCCACTCTGACTGCTGCTGAATTAGCAACCGGCATCATCACCTACACGGGTGCTGCTGCTGCCTTAACTATGCCCTTGGGCACATCGTTAGAAGCTGCTTTCCCAAGCATGAAAGTCAATAGCTGTTTTGACTTTTACATTATCAACATCGGTGGCACAAACGCTGCTACGGTCACGGCTAACACCGGCGTGACTTTGGTTGGAACTGCTGCTGTTTCGGCAAACACTTCTTGCAATTGGCGTGTTCGCAAGACCGCTGAGAATACCTGCGTCGCCTTGCGCGTCGCAGGTTAACGCAAAGAGGGGCGGGTGATCCCCGCCCCTCGCACAAGGATTCTGAATGCACATTTACCTCAAGCACCCCGTACACGGCAACAAAGTGGCAATTTCCGATGTGGAAGCCGAAGAGGACGTCAAAAACGGGTGGGAAGTATATAATTTAGACGCGCCTAAAGTAGAGGCTGCGCCTGTGAATGAGCTAAAACGACGTCGTAAAACGGAGTAGGTATGACTACAACCACAGCCGGTGATCAAATCAATGGGGCGCTACGCCTAATCGGTCAACTGGCTGAAGGTGAAGAACCGTCGGCTGCGACCGCTAATGATGCGTTAGCCGCACTCAATCAGATGATCGACTCATGGAACACCGAGCGCTTGTCGGTGTTCTCAACGCAAGATCAGGTCTTCTCTTGGTTGCCAGGCTTTGCCACGCGCACTCTTGGCCCCACGGGCGACTTCGTAGGTAACAGACCCATCCTGATAGATGACTCAACTTACTTTAAAGATGCGTCCTCGGGCATTTCTTTTGGTATTAAGTTAGTTAACCAACAGCAATACAACGGCATTGCGGTCAAGACCGTGACGTCCACTTACCCACAAGTCATGTTTGTCAATATGACTTACCCCGACATTACGATGACTGTCTATCCGGTGCCTACCAAGGTGTTGGAATGGCACATTGTGTCGGTCGAGGAACTGACTACTGCTGCGTTGTTGTCTACACCTTTGGCGTTCCCGCCAGGCTATCTTCGCGCATTTAAGTACAACTTGGCGTGTGAGATTGCACCTGAGTTTGGTGTTGAGCCTAGCCCCCAAGTGTCGCGCATAGCAATGTACTCTAAGCGTAACCTCAAACGCATCAACAATCCTGACGACATTATGTCGCTGCCGTACTCAATTGTTGCAACGCGTCAACGCTTTAACATCTTTGCCGGTAATTATTAATGAAGTCGCCTATCCTTGGCTCCGCTTATACGGCTCGCAGCGTCAACGCTGCCGACAACCGTATGGTCAACTTGTTTCCCGAGGTAATCCCCGAAGGTGGTTTGGAACCTGCGTTTTTGAATCGTGCGCCTGGGCTGCGTTTGATTACACCCGTTGGCACAGGCCCCGTGCGGGGGCTTTGGCAATATGGTGGTTACGCCTACGTTGTGTCGGGCAATACGCTTTATAGATTAGACACGCAATACAACATCACTACGCTTGGTACGGTTGCCAACGATGGGCCGGTATCGATGACCGACGATGGCAACCATTTATTTGTTGCTTGCAATGGGCCAAGTTTTGTCTACAACGCCACGACAAGCGCGTTTGCTCAAATTACTGACGTAGACTTCCCTGGCGCGCTAACGGTGTCGTACCTTGGCGGCTACTTTGTGTTCATAGAGCCCGATAGCCAGCGCGTGTGGACGACCGCGCTGCTTGACCCACTAAGTATTGACCCTCTTGATTTTGCAAGCGCAGAGGGCGATCCTGACAATCTGATATCGTCCATTACCGACCATTCCGAAATTTGGTTGTTTGGTACAAATTCGGTTGAGGTTTGGTACAACGCAGCAGCAGGTGCAGGGTTTCCTTTAGAAAGAATTCAAGGCGCGTTCAACGAGATTGGATGCGCTGCAACATTTTCCGTTGCCAAATTGGATAACGGGCTGTTTTGGTTAGGCTCAGATGATCGTGGGCGCGGGATTGTCTACCGCTCACAAGGCTACACCGGCGTGCGAATTAGCACCCACGCAGTCGAGTGGCAGATTCAGCAGTACGGTGACATCTCGGATGCCATTGCCTACACTTATCAACAAGACGGTCATGCGTTCTACGTCTTGACCTTTCCCACCGCGCAAGCGACTTGGGTGTTTGATGTGGCGGCACAAGCGTGGCATGAGCGGGCAAGTTTTACTAACGGCGACTTTAGCCGTCACCGCAGCAATTGCCAAGTGTCGTTTAACCAAGAAATTATCGTAGGTGACTACCAAAACGGCAATCTGTACGCTTTTGATTTGGAAGTCTACGCTGACGGCCCCCGCACTCAAAAATGGTTGCGCTCTTGGCGGGCGCTGCCTACCGGCACCAATAACTTTAAACGTACCGCGCAACATTCGCTTAAACTAATCTGCGAGGCCGGTGTGGGTTTGCCTGGCGTGACCGAGGTACCTGGTCGCATCTACTTGAGCCCCTTAACCATATCGGGTTCACTCGGTATTGTCGATCAGATTGAGATCATTATCGCCGAGGATGACTTTGTGCAACCTCAAGTCATGCTGCGCTGGTCAGATGACGGCGGTCACACTTGGTCAAACGAACATTGGAAGTCAATGGGCGGCGTGGGCGAGTACGGCACCCGCGTCATTTGGCGTCGCCTTGGCATGACTGAAAAGTTGCGTGATCGGGTCTATGAGCTTTCAGGCACCGATCCGGTCAAGATTGCCATCATGGCAGCAGAACTTGACGTTGAGGCAACCAAAGCATGAACCCTACACAAATTACCGCTCCTCGCGTTCCGCTTGTAGACCCTAAAACGGGTTTGGTTTCCCGTGAATGGTTTAGATTTTTTAACGCAGTATACGAACAACTAGGCGCGGGCACGGGTGCCGCGTCCGGTACGTTTACCACAGTCGATTCTAAAACCGTGACGGTCGTCAACGGCATCATTACAGGGATAGTCTAATGTCGATCAATCTTTCAGCCTTTGCCGGTGCGGGCGCGCAATTCCTAGACGCCAATGGCGCGCCGCTCACGGGCGGCTTGCTGTACAGCTACCTGTCGGGCACAACTACGCCAGCTACAACCTACACTTCGCGTGATGGTGGAACTAACAACACCAACCCGATTGTGTTGGACGCAGCAGGGCGCACACCGGCTGAGATTTGGCTAGACGGCGGGGTGCTGTACAAGTTTTTGCTCAAGTCTTCAACATACGTTCAAATCGGGTCGTATGATGATATCCCCGCAATTAACGACACGACTAGCATTAACAACTTAATCACAGTCGCCGGTACAAACGCGCTGACAGGTTTAGCAACCCCCACTTTGGGTGGATATACTGCGGGCGCGCAATACAGCTTTATTGCTCAGAATACCAACACCGGCGCGGTGACCCTTGATATTGACACGTTGGGCGTTAAATCAATTACCAAGTTTGGTACAACCCCTTTGGTGGCGGGTGATATTAAAGCAGGGGCAATAATTTTAATTGAGTACGACGGTACGCGATTTCAAATGGTTGCGGCTGGCATTTCCGCTGGCAAAGCAATCGCTTTTTCAATCATTTTTGGACTATAAATCATGGCCGCACCTAACATTGTCAACGTCACAGCAATTTACGGCAAAGTCGTGACTGCCGATTTAACGACAACTGCGGCAACGTCCGTTCTAAGCAACGCTGCGTCAAGCGGCAAAGTGTTTAAGCTAGATTCGCTTGTAGTTGCCAACACCGACGCTGCTAACGCTGTCACGGTCACGGTGGCTCAATACTCAGCGGCAGCACTTGGTGGCACAGCAACACCTATTGCCTCGACCATTTCAATTCCCGCTGCCTCAAGTTTGATCGTGATTGATAAAACCAACATGATCTATCTTGAAGAAAATATGTCAATCGGCGCAACCGCCGGAACCGCGAGCAAACTTAAAGTGGTTTGCTCTTATGAGGACATTTCGTAATGAGCAACGGCAGAATTATGGGGCCATACCGCATCACAGGTACAAGCGGTATTTGGACGATGCGCGACTTGCAACAATATAATTCTATTGCCGTTGCGTTATTACTTATTGGTGGCGGCGGTGGCGGTGGTGGCGCGGATGCGACATTGTCGGGATCGTCAGGCGCAGGGGGCGGCGCAGGGGGCTTTCGGTCATTGACTGCAATTCCGCTTATCTCGGGTCAACTCTACACCGTGACGGTTGGTGCGGGTGGTGCTGCCGGTGCTGTAACGGCTCAAGGTTCATCAGGGTCAAACACATCGTTTTCATCTTTAAGCGCAGCAGGCGGTGGTGGTGGTGGCTCGGGCTACGCGGATGCTAATCCATCTAGAGGCTCGGGGCTAAACGGCGGTTCAGGTGGTGGCGCGGGCGGTAGCACCGCTGTTGCAACCTCAGTAAAAGGCACAGGCAACACACCAGCAACTACGCCAGTTCAAGGCTTTGACGGCGGCATCAACACAGTTAACGGCAATAGCGCGCGCCCTGCAAGTGGCGGCGGTGGTGCTAGTGCTGTGGGCGGCAACTCAATACAGAATACAACTGCGGGCGACGGCGGCGCGGGCGCGGCGAGTAGCATTACAGGCTCAAGCGTGACGTATGCAGGCGGCGGCGGTGGTGGCGGTTACCTCGGCGCAGGTGGTTCGGGTGGTTCGGGCGGCGGCGGCGCGGGTGGTAGCAACACGCCTACTAGCGGGTCGGCCGGTACGGCTAACTTAGGCGGTGGAGGCGGTGGCGGTGGCTCAAACAGCACAAGCGGCGGACAAGCTGTTGCGGGAAGTTCCGGCGGCTCGGGCGTTGCAATCATGCAAATCCAAACATCGTTGTACACCGGCACCGTAACTGGATCACCTACTGTCACGACTTCAGGCGCCTTTACAATTGTGAAGTGGACTTCTTCCGGCACTTACGTGGCCTAAATGTACCGATAATCATGAAAGTAACTTTCGACCTTGATTTTCTAAAGCCCACCTTGCAGCGCAAGATCGACGTGCTGCAAGACGAACTTTTGAAAATGCCGCAGGCCGACATCGTTACAACGCACGTTTTTAAAGACGGTCAGTACATTCGCACGATGATTGTGCCGCCCAACACGGTTATCGTGGGCGCGGCGCACAAATCGCCCTATAAAGTTAGACTTGAAAAAGGTACAATTTCAGTCAACTTAGGTGATGAACTGCACACCCTAACCGCACCGCTAGAGTTGGACGCGCCAGCGGGAACACGCCGCGTTGGGTGGGTGGGTAACGAAGAACTTGTATGGGTTGACATTTACGACAACCCTAGTGGCTGCACCGACATAGATGAAATTGAAGAAATACTCTATGTCATTCCTGAATGTGGAATGTTGGATAAAAGATTGGCGTTGGCAAACAATAATGCTAGGCTAGTCTTAACGGAGAATTAACATGGCTGGAGTTATTACTGGTGCGGTAATTAGCGCGGGCGCAGGTCTAATTGGCAGCGCAAACAGCGCGCGCGCTTCAAGACAAGCCTCCGACGCGCAAAGAGAAGCTGCCGGAGAAGCCAATATTATTGCTGCCAATGCAGCGGAAAATCAAATTGCGGTATTGCGCGACGGGCTTAACCGTGGCATTTTGACGCAACAGCAATACCTTGATCGACAAAATGAAATCATTAGCGGTATTTCTGAAGAACAAAAAACTCTTCTTGCTGATCGACTGAAATTTGCAGAAGGCATCTATACACAACAGCGCAGCGATTACCAGCCTTACCGCGAATCGGGCGTTGCAGCCACCAATCAACTTAATACGTTGTTGGGTATTGGGGGCGACACGGGCGCAGCCAACTACGGCAAATATTCAACTGCTGATTTTACGCCCGCTGACTTTGCCGCCGGTAAAGACCCTGGTTACGGTTTCCGTATGTCCGAGGGTTTAAAAGCCGTTGATCGCCAAGCTGCTGCGCGGGGTGGGTTAATCTCCGGCAATGCTCTCAAAGCCTCACAAGCGTTTGGTCAAGAAGCAGCCTCGCAAGAATATCAAAACGCGTTTAATCGTTTTCAGACTATGCGTGGTAACACGTTATCACCTTTTGCCTCGCTATCAGGTCAAGGTCTAAACGCAGCATCGCTTACAAGCCAAGCAGGGGCTCAGTACGGCGCGGCAGGGCAGCAAGCCTATGGTGACTATGGCACTTCACTAAACAACCGCCAAGCGTCTTCTTTGGGCTCTCTTGGCGCAGCCTCTCAAGGCATTTCAGGTATGTATGGCAACTACGGTAATGCGGCTGCAACAGCCTATGGCAATTACGGCACTAACGCCACCAATGCGCTGACCGGCGGGGCTAACGCTCAAGCGGCGGGTATCATTGGTGGGGCGAACGCGTTTAACCAAGGGGTAAGCGGCATCAGCAATCTTGCCAACACTTATTACCTTAATAAATTGCTTCAAGGTAGGAATGAAGGTGGCATTCCAATGAACCAAGCGCAGGGCGGATTTAATTCAGGATACGAAGCAAACGCGGGCGTTAATTTTGCAGGCCCAGGCATTTACGGTTAAGGATTAAATTATGGCACTTGACACCAACATTGCGCTAGGCATTAAGCCTGTAGAGCAGCCCAATATGCTTGCCCAAATGGGGCAGATGATGCAGATTCGCCAAGCGCAGCAAGGCTTTGAAAGCGAAAACGCTTTGCGTGATTTCTACGCACAAGGCGGAGATATATCTAGCGCCGAAGGCAAACGCCAATTGATGTCCAAAGTTGGCTTAAAAGGCATGGATATTATTGGGAAACAAAGCGAGATTAGCTCCCGTGACATTGGCACGGCTGAAAAGTCTTTAGCTATGATGAAAAATCAAGCAGGTTTGGTAAGGACGCCGCAAGACGCAGCTAACTGGTTAACTTCGTTTTATAAAAACCCACTTACACGCTCTTATGTTGAATCTATTGCGCCGCTAGATCAAGCGTTAGCAGCAATCCCAAATGATCCTGCTGGACTTGAAACTTGGTTAAAACGTGCGTCGTTAAAAGCCGATCAAATATTTACTTCTGCTGATGCAGAATTAGCGGCAAAAACGTCGCGTTACTCAACTGACGTGGCTGCGGGTACTGCGGCAAATAGGCTTAATTTTGATAAAACTAAAGACGCAAGAGAACAAGCAGAACTTGCCCGTGTATTAGGCATTGTTTCCCCTGGAACTGTTTCAAGTGCAACAGCCCTACCAATAAACATGGGCGGCGGCGGCGGTAGCGGCGGTGTACCTGTAACACCTCCCGTTGGCAGCGTTCAAACGCCTCCCGCTAGCGTTGTACCCGTAACGCCGCCTGTCGGCGCTGCGCCTGTAACACCACCTGTCGGTGCCGTAGGGAAACCCAACGTGTTGGCAACTCAAGTAGCGCCTTCACCAACGTCTGTACCAAATGTAAACGCGCTTACTGTTGGCTCACAAAAAGAACAACTTATAGATCAAATTAGTCAGCTTGCTAGACTTCCTTATACTGCGGCGGCGCGCGCGCTTGAGCAGAAAGTTAAAGAATTTAACGTGTTGTACCCTGCTGAAAAAATAGATCAAGATAGACAAGGCAACCTTATTACCATAGTAAATGGCGTTGCTAAACCTGTGGTAAACGCAAATGGACTGCCCGTGCAAGGCAAGCCTCTGCCTGAAACAGCGTTTGAAAGCACTGTTGGAAGAAAAACAGGTGAAGATGTTGTTGCTTTTGTTAACCGAGCGCAAGCAGCACCTAAGAACATTGCAAAGATAGACGAAGCCCTTGGCATCCTTAAATCAGGCGGCGCTGTTACTGGATTTGGCGCAGAATCTCGGTTAAATTTAGAACGTGCAATGTCCTTGTTTGGTAACGACGTTAAAGCTGGAAAACGTGTTGTAGATACCCAAATTCTTGACGCTTTGCTTGGCTCTGATGTATTCCCCTCACTTCAATCAATGGGTCTTGGAAGTAAAAACATTGATACCCCTGCGGAACGAGAGTTTATACGTCAGGTCATAACGGGTACTATTCAGTTAGATAACGATGCTCTTATTCGTTTAACTCAAATTCGACGTAATGTTGAAACAAACGCAATCAAAGAGTACAACCAAAAACTTGGTAGTGGAAAATTTGATAAATATTCTAAAGCCGCAGATCAAAAGTTAGAAAAAATTGAAGTGCCCAATCCGATTATTAGAAAAGGCACACATAAAAACGGTCGTCCGGTAATTGAATACGCAGACGGGACAGTAGAATATGGCAATTAATTCATCTGATGTTCAATGGGATGCACCCCCAAAAATTAATCCATCTGACGTGCGATGGGGAGAGGGGGTGCCCGCCGAACGGTCAACGCCTATGTCCGAGGTTGGGGCGGGGTTCGTAAGAAACCTTATACCTAGCACTATTCAACAGGTAAAAGGTCTTGTCCAAGCTGTGGCAAGCCCAGTTCAAACTGTTGAAACATTAAAAGATTTGATCGGCGGCGCAACACTTAAATTGTTGCCCGAGTCTGTGGTTGCCAAACTAAGCGAATACAAGCCTGAAGCGGTTCAGGCCGCTATGGACAAAGCAAACGCTGTAGGCGGCGAATATGCTAAATACGGTTCCATAGAAGGCATTAAACAAAAACTAATGACCGATCCCGCTAGTGTTTTAGGCGATTTGTCTATGCTTGCGGGTGGCACAGGGTTGGCGTTAAAAGGCGCGTCAATACCCGCCAAAGCCGCTGGCGCAACAACTTTGGCAGGCGGATTACGCAAAGCCGGTGACATTTACAACACTGTTGGCACCGCTATCAATCCGCTGTACTTGCCGGTCAAAGGACTAGAACTCGGCGCTAAAGCATTAAATTATGCGGGTCAAGGCGCGTACAACGTGGTTGCGCCTATGACCAAATTTGGCGCAGAAGGCGTTAAAGCCCGTGGCTACACGGATGCGCTAAACAACGATCCTGTCAAAATTGACGCTGCCATTAATATGCTTCAACGAGGCGCAACAATTGAAGAAGTCGCTGTTGCATTAAACAGTAGCGGTTTGGCTGCGTTTGCCAATACCCCGCGCAATACCAATACCATTGTCCGCGACTTGTACAACGCGCGTCAAGAACTTGCATCTGCTGACCGAGGAAACAGATTAAGCGGCGCACAAGCCGATTTAAACGCACTAAACCAAGCTAACTTGCCTACGGCTACGGCTACGGTTTCAGCGCCGCGCAATGCAGTCAATCAATCGTTAGCCGCCGAGGCTGCGGCTATTGAAGCCAAGCAACAAGCTGCGTTAGGTAACGTCGCAAACGTCAGTCAAGTAGACGTTGGCACTCAATTGGCAAAAGCTAATGAACAAATTTTAGATAACACTAGAAAGACCGTAACCGGCCCTGCGTATCAAGCATCGTTTGATGCGGCGCCTAAAGCGACTATTGATTTGACTAATTTGTCAGGTGTGGCAAAAGGTCAATTAGGCGATTTGCTTACAAAACTTGAAGGACTTGCACCTAACTCGGCGGCTATCTTGCGTGAGTTTGGCCCCCGCGAAAAAGTTGTCAACATGGGCGAAGGCGCCACGGCTAAAGTCAATGTGTCAGCCGCCCCAGTTACGCTAGAAGACGCGCACAAGATTCGTCAAGCAATCAATATTGATCGTGCGGCGATTAAAGGCTTAAACGATTCAGCCGCAAATATTACCCGAAGCAATCTAAACGATTTGTACAAGGCGGTAAATGAAGCAATTGAGGCGGGCGTATCTCCTGAAGCGTTAGCTAAATTTAAAACCGCCAACGATTTATTTAAAACGCGCATTGTTGACATTCACCGTACCGGCGCGCCAGCTAACTTGACACGCACAAGTACACTTAATGAGCCCATGCTAAAGCCTGGTGATATTGTATCGACCGCCATGCGTAGCGAGGGCGATGCTCAACAGTTTGTAAAACTGTACTCGCAAGACCCAGCAGCTATGCGAACTTTAAAAACTGGCATAGAAGATTTGTATCGACGCGAAGTCTTAAAGCCAAGCGCAGGTGAAGGCGCTCACGCAGCGTTTATGGCTAAAAACGCCGATCAGATTGCTGCCTTTGATAAGGCTGGCATGGGCGTACAGAAGCGGTTAGATCGAATTGGTAGCGATATGCGCGTCATTAACGCCGAAAACGCTGCGCTAGAAACAACAGCCAAAAGTCTTAAACTTGGCAACGTAACTGCGTTGCGCGATAAAATTGTTAAAGACCCAATTGTGGCTGACGCTGCGTTACAACGCATGAACCCTGCGTCTAAATCCTCGCTTGCGCGGGGTGTGATGGACGACGCAGCAAAAGACCCATCAAAAATGCTTGACCATTTAGAGGCCAACGAAGCGGGCATTATGCGTGTGCTACGCGCAAACGACCCTAAGTCTGCTACACGGGTGTTTTCTGAAGCCAAAGAATTGGCTGCGGTATACAAGCAAGTTGAAGCCGTAGGTAAGCAACTTGACGTGCCATTAACGCCGCAACAGACTAGCGCAAACATCAATCAAATGACTCAGGGTTTGCCTGAAGTTCGCGCGGTTGTTGAACAAATTCAGCGTGAACTAGAAACTGGCGCTAAGTTTGAAACTTTAGCTACTCAAGGAACAAAAGCAAAAGGTGGTGCGGATAAATTATTTTCCGCTGAAGCTGGCGTTCCTCCTGCGGGCGTTATAAGCGGCGCAATGTCAATTGCAAGAATAGTTTTTAATCGTCTTAGAGGTAAAATTGACAGCAAATTAGCCGCTGAAATTGGCGTTGAGTTAGCTAACTCTTCATCTGCTGCTGCGGCTTTTGAAAAAGCTGCAACACGCACAGCCAAATCAGAACTTAGGGCTAAAGCAGTAACAGCGCCCCTCAATGCGTTAACATCAGGATTAAAATCGCCTTTCGGCCCCGCAGTCGTAAACAACCTTTCACCCGCATCCGAAAATCGTAACCGCATGAGGCAGCAATAATGGATTGGCAGAACTTCATCAACGTAGGTGCCGGTGGTCTACTTGCGGTAGGCGGTTGGTTTTGCCGTCAGTTATGGGATTCGGTGAAAGAACTCAAGACCGACATTGCTGATCTCAAGTTGCACGTCAGCGACGCTTACGTCAAGAAATCCGAGATTGACACAATTAAGTCTGAAATGGACAAACGCTTTGACCGCGTTGAGATGTTGCTTGACCGTTTGTTCGATAAACTTGAAGCTAAGGCAGACAAATAATGTTCCCTATCATGGATATTCTTGGCATTGGCATGAAGGTGCTGGACAAGTTTTTTCCCGATCCCGAACAGAAAGCCCGCGCCCAGCTTGAGTTAATGCAGATGCAGCAGAATGGCGAACTTGCCAAGATGCAAGCTGATATGCAAGAGCAAGGCGAACTCACCAAGCGCCAAGAGAACGACATGAGGTCTGACTCATGGCTCTCCAAAAACATTCGCCCTATGACCCTCATAGCCATCCTAGCGGGCTACTTTATCTTCGCCATGATGTCAGCGTTTGACCTTGATACAAACGAGAAGTACGTTGAGTTGCTTGGTACTTGGGGCATGGTTATTATGTCGTTTTATTTTGGCGGCAGGACTATGGAAAAGATTAGCGACATCATGAATAAAAAGAAAGACGATGCAAAGTAAGGCTTGTTCGATGTGCAAAAGCAACAAACCTCTGGCAATGTTTAGCCCAGATGCTCGCACTCGTTCTGGCGTTCAGTCACGCTGCAAGCCATGCCAAGCCAACGTAAGCAAAGCACTTCGCATCAACAACCCTGAGAAACATCGGGCTGCTGTAAAGGCGTCTACTCAAAAACACTACGCTGAAAAATTGCAACGCAACGTAACGTATCGACTAAACAACCCTCAAAAGGTTGCGGCATGGAAACAGCAAGACAGGTTAACCAACCGAAGTCGGGTACTGGCTGACAATGCGTATCGTCGTGCAGCAACCAAACAACGCACTGCGGCATGGGCAAACTTGGCGGCGATTAAAAGCATCTACGAAGAGGCGCAGCAGGTGTCTATGCTGGTGGGAGAGTGGTATCACGTTGACCATGTGATCCCGTTGATGGGCAAAGATGTGTGTGGTCTGCACGTTGAGGCAAATTTACAAATTATTCCAGCCATTGAGAATTTGCGTAAAGGCGTAAGTTATGACTGTCGCTGACCGCATCACCATAATCTGCTGCGTGTCGTTGTCCGTTGTGTTGCTGTCAACGGTGGTTGTGGTGCTGATTGGTTTGTTTGATCCATTAGTCGATAACGCTGAAATATTTAAGTTAATCAACCCTGCGTTTAATATGATCACCGGCGCGTTTGTAGGAACAATCGCCGGAATTAAAATAGGAAAAGACGATGCTAAGTAATTGGGATAATGCTTTTAAATTAATGTTGAAGTCGGAAGGGGGCTATGTTGACCACCCCGCTGACCCTGGTGGTCGGACAAACTTAGGTGTTACCCAAGCTACTTGGGAAAACTGGGTAGGCCGCGCAAGTGATGAAGCCGAGATGCGTAGCCTGACGCCCGAGAAGGTCGAGCCTCTGTACAAGAAGAAGTATTTCGACGCTGTGCGTGGCGACGAGCTACCTGTTGGGCTGGACTACCTTATGTTTGATTTTGCGGTAAACGCAGGGCCAGGGCGCGCAATCAAGGTCATGCAGTCTGCCGTGGGTGTTACGCCCGACGGTGGCTTTGGCCCCATGACGCTCGCCGCTGTGCAAGCCATCGACCCTGTCGAACTGATTGATAAGTTTAGCCAAGCCAAGGAAGACTTTTACCGCTCCCTTGGCACCTTTGCAACTTTTGGCAAAGGCTGGCTAAACCGTGTGGCTGACGTTAAAGTCAAAGCCAATTCAATGCTCGCATAAGCAACCGACGCCACAAGGGGATGTACGGTCGAACGTACCGCCCTCTGTGAAGTGCGCGCGCAACGCGCCCTGTCCAGTTGGCGTCAGTGCGGTTAATATTTCTTGATGCAGTATTCACAATACCCTCCTAAAAGATCACTACAGACTTGACCGCACCCGTCGCAGATTAACTCAGGCGGGAATGTTGGCGGGGGTTTCTCGCGTGTGTTAAACAACCACAGAAGCGCCGCTACCATCAGGGCCATCGACGCGTAGAACCACATTATTATGTCGTATACCATTTCGTTTCTCCAATAGAATTTGAATGTCCACCCGTAGCATTAAGTGCTGGTGACGTAGCCGTGCAATGTCATCGTCAATCTGTGCAAGGTTCTCGATAATCTGTTTGTACACCTGGCTCTCGGTCATGCGTTTAACTCCTTGAGCTTGGCTTCAATGGCACGTGTAAATGGCAAAACATCATCCATCCCTCCGATTGCCCATTCTTTTTCATGGATACTGCAGTATACGGAAACAATTTTTTCATCCGTTAGCCCGACCCATTCTTTGCGTTGTGGTGCGGTGTAGAGTGGCATAGGTTTATCAAACCATTTAATAATGGTAGGTGCAATCACTTCAACTTTTTTATCAGGGTGTAACCAAGCCACGGGTCTTTGCTCAGGCTTGGCTAACTTAACATCTTGCAATTGCTTATCTAGGTGTGCAATGTGCCGCTCAAGATGTTCAATCTGTGTTTGTAACTCCCTGGCTTCTCTCATGGTCGTATCCCGAAAGGGTTATGGGCGTGGGCAATAATAAGATTGGCGTTGTCTGACAACACAACAGGCGCTGGGCGCAGCGTAACGAACGTGGCCTGTACACCATTACGCTTGTCATCGCCACGCTTTTCAAGCCGTTTACGGCGCTGCAAACCGCTTAGATAGCCATAGACTGATGATGGGTGTAGACCTAAGTGTTCAGCAATGGCGCGGGATGTTTTAGGTGTGACGCAAAAGCGTTCGATGGCGTCAAAGGTATCTTCTCTTGTCATTTCTGCCACCTTGCGCGGATTGTTTCTGCCAGCCTAACTTTACCCTCTGCATAGCAAAGCGCAGCACAAGCCTCACGTTACATTAGGATGGCATTTTCAACAGCCGCAACCATTGCAACTTTGACCTGTCTTTTGCAGTCTTCAAAACCTTTTTCGTAGGGGGTCATTTCGCCTCCAACCCAGTCTTAACCAGGTGAATAATTTGACGGCTCACCGAGCGTGTCTGACCATCAGCAAGTGCCTTAACAACCTTAAACAACTCAATTGGCATACGGATGGTTACAAAGCGGTCTTTAGGTTCTTTATTCATCACACATCTCCCTACGGTCACGCCGATCTTCGGCAATAAGTTCTTGGATCTCATAGTCCTCAACCTGTCGTTGAAGCCACATTGCGTCATAGCCTTTGCGGTCAAGCACCGAGTACAACTCGCGGTTCCAATACGCAATTTGGCAGGGGATGTTTTTCAACCGACAGTCAAAAACTGTGGCGCCTTGTAGGTTTTGTTGTTTCATGTCGGATCCTTAATTGCTAGTGATCTTGGTAGCTAACAACTTACGCGCTTTGATTGCTGCCTCAGACTCTGGGTCAGCGTCACGCAAAAGTGCTAAGACGGCTGACAGTAATTCCATGCTCCATTCTTGTAGTGCCATGATGCTCTCCTAGCCCCCCGAAAGGGCAATTGTTTTATTTGCTTTCAAAGTACTTGGCTTGGGTGCCGCAACCAGTAGCGTCAAGCCCACGCTCTGTTTCGGCTGATATGTTGCGGTACTTTGGTTCACCCGTAACCAAGCTAATCCCTAGTGGGCGTCTGCACTCAACAAGCAACTTGCTGTTATCAAAGTGCTTGCAGTTTTTGCATAATTTCATGTTGGTTCCTTAGTTGATTGATGGCGTCTTCTGCACCATGACCCACAATAACACAATAATTCACACTTTGTAAATATTTAATCATTAATTGTTGTTCTTCTGACAATTTCCCACCTTTGGCTTTCTTCATCTCCACCCACACGCGCCATGCCGGTATGAAAAGATCGGGTATGCCAGGCACAACTCCCTCGACTTTTAACTTCATGGCTTGTGACTTAGAGCGCAAACCACCATTCGGGATTGCAAAGATTAATGTATCCGGATAGGTGCGCCTAAACCACATCACAACTCGGGCTTGCTCCATGTGTTCTGATACGGCGGTCACCATAGTCGCTTCACCACCTTATAAAATTTGCCATCACGTTTGTACGAAATCATGGCTGGCGGGTTGGAATCATTCATCTGCACAACTAAGTACGTCAATGGCTCTGCGGCCTCATTAATGCCCGATAGCGTGGCGTTCGATCGTTGTGCTATGTCATGGAGCAGCGTCATAGCTTTGTTGCCGGCATAGCCCTGATTCAGAACCGGCAAGTACTCTGTAATTGGGGGGTCGGTCAGGCCACCGTAGTAAGTCAACGCAATCATTTCGTTACCACTTGCACGGCTGACGTGCTTGCGCCAATGCCATTCGCTGACCGGCATATCAACACCGTCAAGCCCCATGATGTCGTCATGGCGCAACACCAATTTTTTCTCAGGCGCCGGTGGAAATGGTGTGCCACAGTTAGGGCAAGTGTGCGCCGAGATGTGAACGATCTCATGGCACACGTCACACACTTTGACAGGCGCCTCACCCTCACCTGATCCACCTTTCTTTGGTGGCTGTACGTTGGTGATTGGCCCGTGCATTTCGACCACGCCTGCAAAGTCCAACACCAAGCAATGATCGGTGTGGCTCTTGGGGCGCATCCCACGCCCAGCCATCTGCACATAGAGTGACGCTGACATGGTTGGGCGCAGCATGGCAATCAGATCAATGTCGGGATAATCAAATCCAGTTGTTAGCACGTTGGCGTTAGTCAGCGCACGGATACGCCCCGCTTTAAACTCTGTCAGGATCCGATCGCGCTCGGCTTTCGGTGTGTCGCCGGTCACACACGCCGCGGTTACGCCCTGGTGGGTGAGCTCAACGCAAACGTGTTGCGCGTGTTTGACGCCAGCGCAAAAAAATAGCCAAGCGCGCCGATTGCCAGCAAGCTTGATGACTTCCCGCACCACGGCAATGTTCTTGTCAGCGTTATCGACTGCGGCTTGCAACTCCGCGTCAATGTACTCGCCACCACGCTTATGCACACCGCTCACGTCTAACCGCTCTGTTGTTAATTTGCTACGCAGGGTTGCCAAATATTTTTTATGTACCAACTCCTCAATGCTGACTGGCTCAATCAGGGCATCAAACAATGCCGGTTTATCGGTGATTAGGCCATGCCCTAACCTGTAAGGCGTGGCGGTCAAGCCTACGACCCTAAGATGTGGATTAATCGCTTGTAGGTCGTTTAAAAGGCTGCGGTATCCACCCTCATCTTTGTGGCTCACTAGGTGACACTCATCGATAATCACCAAGTCAATGTGACCAAGCAACAGCGCCTTGGTTCTGACACTTTGAATGCCGGCAAACGTGATCGGCTCACCTAACTGGCGTTTGCCAATACCTGCGCTATATATGCCAAGCGGTGCGTTAGGCCAATGCAACCGCATCTTTTCAGCATTCTGCACAATCAATTCTTTGACGTGGGTCAACATCAAGATGGTGGTTTCAGGCCACTCTTGCAGGGCATTCTTGCAAAGCGCAGCAACAATGTGGCTTTTACCGCTACCGGTAGGCAGGACTAGGCAAGGGTTGCCGGTGGGGTGCGCGTTGAACCAAGCATATAGCTGGTCGATTGTGCGTTGTTGGTAATCACGGAGCATCGGCAATCCTTTTGCCAATCCAATGCATGACAGGTACAGCCATTGAGTTACCAAGCGCCTTATAACGTGGCCCGTCAGGTGACTCCTCTTTTTTGCGCCAAGGTATGTTTGTGTAACTGTCAGGAAAACCTTGTAAGCGTTCGCACTCGGTTGGGGTTAGGCGGCGAACTGCCATTGATTGAACCAACCCTAATCCGCCCTGATTGCAAGACGGGTCAAGCCCTCTAGAGGTGTCCAAGGTCTTTGATACATCAACTTGATTGACACCGCTCACAGGATTGTTTGATTTCATGGAGTTGGAGGATAGGCTGTCAAAGGCGTAGGCGGTTGCTACATAAGAAGTTTGCTTACTACCAGGTTGAGCTGCTAAAGCGCCAACAATTTGACCATCACCATTGATAAGCCGAACTTCATCTCTTGTATTTTGAGCAAAAGCAATTGGTTGCGCCACCCCATGCACGCCTGTCGCATTGAGCGTGTACATCGGACCGCCTACAGTAAACCCGTCACCGTTGCCGCCGTTTAGGGGTTGACGACCAATGGTGTTTTCTGCCAATGCTATAGGTTGAATAATCACAGGCTCATGCCCATGCGTTTCGCTGCGTAGAGTTCCAACAGTTCCGTCTTTAAGTATGTTCATCACACCCCCCCCTTGATCCATTAAAACAATCATTGTTTCGGTTTCCATATCAAGCCTCGTTTTCGTTATCAAGCATTTTGCGACCGAGGGTATATAACCCCCCCCCCCCGTTAATATGTTGGTTCTCTAGCCCTTGTTTGTCACCAAAATGCGCATCAAGCGTAGGCGCTATTTCAGGTGGCCAAGGAATCAATCCTGTTCCTCCTGCGTCTTTTCCTGGCGCACCCTTGTAAAGCGTTCCGCTAATCATGTGTCCACAAGCGGCGTCTTGTGCTCCGATACTGCGGCCAGTGCGCGCTCCAATTGTTCCGGCAATTTCTTGCCTCGCTTCTCGGCTCGGCGCAGGATGCCCTGACAAGCTGTGGCGCTCAAAAAGAACCGCTGCGGCACCGCGCCAGTCTCCAAGACATCCGACAACGAACACACGGCGGCGTCGCTGGGCCACTCCGAAGTACTGAGCGTCAAGAACTCGGTATGCGAACCCATACCCGAGTTCGCCCAACCCTCGAAGAAAGTTC